AAGAGAGACTACTGATAGAAAGAAAAAGAAAATGCCGCCAAAAGCCGATCCATTCCACAATGGAAATATCGAGAGCGAATATGCCAAAATTTCATTACAGCGTGGTGAGTTAGGCATAGAAGATCTTACGGATATTACTCCTAAGAACCCATTCGCCCTAGAAAAAATGAATCAGCAAATGCAAGAAAAGAAACAAAGTAAGGATAACGGCAGACCTAAGTTTTCCGAGGATAAAAAACCAAGAAAACAAAGAAGAGTATTACCAAAGAGCAATCCTTCACAGAGAGAACAGGCGGCAATGATCCTGTGGGCAAATTCCGCACAGGCAAAAATATCAGACATATTAACGCCCGCACTTCTTCAGCATTACGGCAAGAAAAACCTAAGAGAACTAAGCAGAGAACAAGCGGCAACCGTTGAAAAAATCAAGTTCCGTACACTATGCTCTACTTCTCCTTTTACTGAAATAACGGACGAGGTTGTGTGCAAATGCCTTGAGAGTTCAAAGGATATTGACATCGATATTAAGAGGTCAGTTGTTGAATTAACTAGAGATTTTGTCATAAAGAACAACCGAAATCCTTCATTCGATGAGGCACGTTCTATCAACGCAATTGCCTATGTTTTTAATTTTTTTTCTGAAAACTAACTTTTTGGAGTATTAATTATCGAAGGGTAAAATTATGAAAATATATCAACACGAAATTAATGACGGTTTATCAGATGCGATTGAGGGCGGTAACGTTATCGCTTTTCAGTGCGATCTAAAACACTCATTGATTGAACAAGAGTTTGCTAAGAAAGTATTAGCGGGAATAGGTGAAAACCTTGGTTTTGCTAGTTGCACTCAGGAAGACCTTTATTACCTAAACTCGGTTCTAGTTTCTGCGGGATGGAATAAAAACGATGATGTTTTTTCTTCATCAGAACTGTGGAACGCTAGACATACACCGGTAAACAAACAGTTTAACATGATGCATGATGAAACTGATATTATCGGACATATTATTAAGTCAGTTGTTGTTGATGAAAATGGTTCTGTTGTTCCCGAAGAGACTGAAGAATCAGAACTACCCGCTAAGATTGATATTATCACAAACGCGGTTATGTATAAAACTTGGTCCGATCCACTACTAAAAGCTAGGGTTCAAGACCTAATCGAAGAAATTGAAGAAGGCAAATGGGCCGTATCAATGGAATGTGTTTTCAAGGGTTTCGACTATGCGGTAGTTGATCCGACCGGAAGACAAACAGTCGTTGAGAGAAATGAAAACACCGCCTTCTTAACTAAGCATTTGCGTGCATACGGTGGAAGCGGCTCATACGAAGGATACAAAGTTGGAAGAATGTTAAAAGCGTTCTTTTTTTCTGGCAAGGGACTTGTTGATAATCCAGCAAACCCACGCAGTATTATTTTAAGTAAGGATGTTGACCCCTTCGATTCTACGGTCAACGTTAATGTAACCAATTTTCTTACCGCTATGGAGAAAGATATGAGCAAAGATATCGATCTACAGGCCGAACTTGATGCTGCTAAAGCACAGGTAGAGTCTGTTAGAGAAGAACTAAAGAAAGAGAAAGATGAGGCTGTTGCTTCAGTTCAGGCTAAGTTAACAGAGTCTGAAGCAAGTGTTGCCTCATTAAAAGAAGAAGTTTCCAGTCTAACAGAGACTGTTGCTTCTTTAACTAAAGAAAAAGAGTCACTAGAAGCCAGCAATAATGATCTAAAAGAATCTCTAGTTGCAGCTACTAATGACCTAACCATTTCACGACGTAAAGCTCAGCTAATTCAGGCCGGTGCTTCAGAAGAGAAAATCACTGAACTACTTACCACGTTCGCTAACGCTGATGATGAAATGTTTAATTCTGTTGTTGCCTTAATCGTTCCAGAAAAGCCAGCAGAAGAAAAAGAAGAAGAGGTAGAAGCTGAAGTCTCTGAAGAAGAGGAAGAAGATGTTACCGCTTCAGATCTAGACGATGTTGAGGAAGTTGAAGATCCAGCACTTGCGTCAGCAGATGATAACAGTGATGAAGAACAAGCTATTGCCTCAACTTGTGAATGGATTAAAAACTCAGTTCTAAATTCAACCAAAAACAAAAAATAAGGGGTTTAAATATGGCTTTAAAAGGTGATCGTCACGAATTAGACACAGACATTTCCTTTTTCATCAATGAAACGGCTGAAAAAGGTCAGGTAGTATCAGTTAGCACTCAGGGTTCTGGTGCTGCTATGGATAGTTCTGCGGCTCTATGTACTGTTGCTGCTGAAGCGTCAGGTGCTCTTCCACTAGGTATCATTCTTAACGATGTTGTTAACCTAGACTTGACTCGTCAGCACATTAACTGGCATAAAGATGAAGTTCAGCAGGGCGGTAAGGTTACTATTCTCCGCAAGGGATTTGTTGTTACCGATCAGATTTCTGGTACTCCAACTGCTGGTGCAACTGCGTATGTTGCTGATAGTGGAAAAATTTCCGCTACGCAAGATGGTACTGCTGTAGCTATTGGTTCATTCTTGTCAACCAAGGATGCTGATGGTTACGCTAAAGTAGCAATCAATCTACCTTAATCCAAAAAAAGAAACAGGAGAATAAAATATGTCATTTTTAACTAAACCAGATGAATACTTCATCGAGTTACTAAGACGTTCCGCAGATCCAGACAAGAACATTAGTCTTGCTGCACAAGATGAAATTGCCAAGGCTATTCAGACACCTTTGCGTGAAGGCGTTTTGAGTGGCGATATCGCTTCAAGCATCTTCGAAAGAATGCAGTTTGAACCGGGTATGTCAACGGAGTATCCACTTGATCTTCTATCTCCCGGAGATGAAGACGATCATGTTGCTTACACCATTCCTAACCACGGTCGTATTCCAGAACGTGCTGTTGAAGGCGACTACGTAATGATTCCAACCTATTCAATCGCTTCTGCAATTGACTGGACTTTGCGATACGCTCGTGAAGCACGTTGGGACATTGTTGCTCGTGCTACTCAGGTTCTAGAAGCCGGATTCGTTAAGAAAATGAACGATGATGGTTGGCACACCGTACTAGCCGCTGGTGTTGATCGTAACATTCTTGTTTACGATGCTGATGCTGCTGCTGGCCAGTTCACCAAGAGACTAGTTTCTCTTCTAAAGGTTGTTATGCGACGTAACGCTGGTGGTAATACCGCTTCTGTTAAGCAGGGTCGCCTAACAGACATCTTCCTAAGCCCTGAAGGTGTTGAAGATGTTCGTAACTGGGGTGTTGATCAGTTGGATGAAATGTCACGTAGAGAAGTCTATGTTTCATCTGACGATGGTGGTTCACTAACCAGAATCTTTGGTGTTAACCTTCATGCTCTTACTGAGTTTGGTGAAGGTCAGGAATACCAGACCTACTACTCAAGCGATCTAAGCGGTTCACTTGGACCTAGCAGCGACGTTGAGCTAGTTATCGGTCTTGATCTTTCCTCAAATGATAGCTTCGTAATGCCAATTAAGCAAGAAGTTACCATTTATGCAGATGACAGCCTACACCGTCAGCAGAGAGCCGGTCTATACGGTACTGCCGAAATCGGTTTCGGATGTCTAGATAACCGTAGGGTTCTTGTTGGAAGCTTCTAAGAGTCCTTTATAATACGATGATGGGGGTACGGATGAGGATTACTTATCCTGCCCCCATTTTTTTTAGGAATCAAAGATGTATAAATATGCAAAAGTAGATACTGATACTGGCGAAATTCTTGAAATGATGGTTAAGCACCCAAGACTTGACAAGGGTGAAAAAATGATTGGATGGCCGGATAATATAAGAATTTTTCCACTGGTTTATGGAGACAGACCATCGCCGGATGGATTCAATAGAACTGTTCAGCTAAATCCAGTCCTTGATATCAATAAAAAAGAAGTGTACATTGGTTTTGGAACCGAATCAATTGACATTGCACTGAAGAAAGACTTGGTTAAAAGTAAGGCCGGTGAAATTATTTTAGAGCATTTGCCCGAATGGAAGCAAAGAAATTTAATTGCCGGAAGTTTAGTTAAGTTGGCTAATTTTGGACAAAAAGACGTAACCGCACTTCAGTTGTGGGCTTGGGTTGATTCTGTAAGAAGTCACAGCAATTTATTGGAAGCGGCTTTAGATAATGGGGAAAATGTAGATTTAGAACAGGGTACTAGTGAAACAGTAGTTTCTGGCTGGCCAGTATTTCCCGTAATATAGGTATTTGAGTTATGTCATTTAAAGTGTTCGATAGAGTTAAAGAAACCACATCAACAACCGGAAGCGGAACAATAACGCTGGGCGGGGCTGCTTATGGCTTTCAGTCTTTCAGTGACGTT